GCTTACGAAGAGTTGAGTCGATGAAAAAATTTTTGGAAAAAAAATTTTGGGAAGGAATCTTTTTTCAAACGCAAAATGCTCGCGGGGGCAAAGACCTGCGTCATTTTCTTGAGTTTTGATCAAAAACATTAAAGTGCCATGGGAAGGACGGTAAATCACGATGTGCGCAGGGCCATGGCCGAAACCGGAAAGTCCCGGCGCACGGTTTATCGCGATAAGCAGACATTTCAGTCCAAGCCGCTTGTAAAAGCCAAGGGCGGCGGGCTGGACGTTGAAATTCAGCGCCTTGAGGAACTTGCCGCATGCCTTGGAGAAAGCGCCAAAGACGGCACAAGGTCAGATCGGTCTGAGCTGATAGGGAATTACACCAAGGTCGTTGAGGCATTGCGGCGGATGAAGGGTGACCGCCCGGACATTGACCAAGCGGAGGGCAAGATGGTGCCGGTCGATGAGGCTGACAAAGTGCTTTCAGCACGCGACAACGCCCTGGTTCCACTCCTTAAGGGTATGGCCAAGCGGTTGGCGCCTATCTGTGGCAATCGGCCGGCAGCCGAGGTTGAGACCGAAATTGAAAACGAGGTTGGGCAGATCATGCGTCAGGTCGAGGCGGCACTATGACCAAGGCACAGGCGGAGCTGCACCGCCGGGCGCGGATCCGCTGGCACTACGAAAAGCCGCCGGGAATCATTGATTGGGCAGAGAGAAACATTTATTTAGACGGCCGCCTGACCGCCCGCCCTGGTCTTTATAGCACCACCTGGACGCCCTACGTGCGTGGCGTGCTGGAAGCGCTGACGGATCCAGGCGTCCACACTGTGACGCTTTGCTGGGGATCCCAAACAGGTAAAACGCTGACGCTTGCGGTCTGGCTGGCGTACAGGATTGCGAACGATCCGGCTCCGTCACTTCTGGTCATGCCCAATGCGGATCTGGCGAGATCGTACAGCGAAACGCGACTGACTCCGGTCTTTGAGAAGTGCAAGCCGGTCAAGGCGGTGTTTCCAAGGGACAGCGACGACTACAAAAACCTTGAAATGCAATTCTTAACCATGACGCTCAGTTTGGTGGGCAGTAACTCGCCCAGCAATCTTAGCAGCCGTCCGATTTGCTGTGCCGTTCTTGATGAATTGGATTCTTTTGCACCGGCGGACGACAAGAACGCCAGCGCCTACAGCTTGGCACTGGAGCGCACGAAATCGTTTCCGCAAAGAAAACATGTGCTGACCTCCACCCCCACTCTGGCCACCGGAGATATTTGGCAGAACTATCTTGCGGGCAGTCAGGAACTTTTTCACGTGCCATGCCATCAATGCGGGCACACACAGGCGATGGAGTTTGCCCAGATGCGATGGGATCAGGATGCCAGGCTCTCGGATGGAAAATGGGATCTGAGAAAGGTTTCCGAATCTGCTCATTATGAGTGCGAGTCCTGCAAGGCCAAGTGGACGGAAAGCCATAGGCGCAAGGCGGTGGAGCAGGGCAAATGGGTGGCCACCAACACGGGAGCAGAGCAAGGCAGGCGCAGCATGCGGCTGCCATCTTGGTATAGCCCCACCGTCACATTTGCGGACGTGTGTAAAAAGTTTTTAACTGAAAAGCATTACCTTCACGGATTGCAGGGGTGGGTCAACGGGTGGGCGGCTCAACCGTGGGACGATCAGTTTGATGACGATGCAAGCGTTGAAATTCCTGTTGGCAGCTTTGCCAAGAAACAGGAAATGCCGGCAGAGCACCTTAAGTTGGCGGCGATTGATCGGCAGATCGATGGTTATTGGTTTGTGATCCGGGCTTTTGCCAAGGATGGATCCAGCCGCCTGTGGGATGAAGGTCACGCCAGGACAATCGAGGATGTGGCACAACACCTTGACGCAAGCGGGGTGCGACCTGAGCACGTCTGTATGGATTCGGGATACGAAACCCAAGACACCTACAGGATTTGTGCTCGCTACAGGTGGACGGCGATTAAGGGAGAGGAGCGAGCGAATTACTTTGTGGAAACGCCACGAGGTCGCATGAAATCAGTCCATAGCGCCCCGCAGCCAACGGACGCCGGCTGCATGCTCATTCTTTTAAGTTCGCCAGGCTGTCAGGATTTGCTGGCTTGGTTGCGGAGAGGGCAGGGGCCGATATGGGAAATTCCACACGACGTAAGCCCACAATACCGGGAGCACATGAGCAGCCATAAAAAGATCCATAGGATCAACCGAAAAACCGGACGCGATCTGTATGAATGGATCCGGATCAAGCAGCGTCAGGATCACTTGTATGATTGCGAGACCTATCTGGCCGGGTGGGCGGTGTATGGCAAAATCATAACACCCACGGCCGCTCAGGATGACGAATCGTTGACACAGGCAAAAACATGATGGCCGCCTATACCCGCGAACTAGCGCGGGCTGTTGCCCTGAATGAGCTTAAAGCTGCTTCTGGGGTTACGGCCTCGGCGATTGTTGCCCTTGAATCCATGCGTGATTCGGCCATGAGCGGGGTTGATTCTGGTCGCGCTGTTGTTGGCAGTTCGGCCGGCGGTCAGTCTGCCAGCTTTATGATTGATAAAAAACCATCCGAACGTGTTCTTTTGTTTCAGGCTGCCATTGATTTCATCAATGGTGATCGCGTTCCAAAAACTCAAGGATCATTCACCAACGTTTTGGATTCTTAAAATGGGCGACAAAACAGACATCACGCTGTACAGGAACGGGTACGGTATTGCCACGCAGAACAATGTTCCAAATCTAATTCCCACCTACTATCACGGTGAAAGAAGTTACTTTAGATTCTTTCTGATCAACTCAAACGGTCTGCAGTATCAAGCCAACAATCCGGTCACTTTTTACGTTTCGATTGGATCTCAGGATCAATATCCGGTTCGTGGCGAATGGAAAATTGGCACCGGAGCCGCCACCGGATCGGCCGTCTCATTCAACGCCTCCACCGCCGACCTTTTAAACGCCATTAGTGGCGTCTATGGAAACGTCAATGTGGTTTCTTATGGAAGCGCAGTCTCTGGTTACGTCATCACTGCGGCAACGGCCAACACCGCTCTGACCATCAATGGTGACGTCATGTCCCTTTCCCCTTCTTCAAAAGTTGAGGTCATTAATCTTGTGACCCAAGGATCCGGTGTGGCTGCAAAAAAACTCGTAAGACTACGCCGCAATCCAGCCCTTTCTTTGGTAACAAACCTAAACTCAACAACCCTTGCCACCCCATCCATTACATCGAGCGGAATCGGTGCAGCGTCTGGGCCTTGGTACATTTCAATCCCAGATGATGCGAGGACTTACCCATACTATCTTAATCTCAACGTTACTCTTGACGGCGTTGTTTCGCTTAGTTTCACCGGGGCTGCGCAAATCCAAACCAATCTTCCAGCCTCTTCTTTGGGTGATTCATCGGCTGGTCAGGGATCCATTTCAAGCCAACTCAACAGCCAGGCGGTATTGTTTAACACATCCAGTGCCGGCGGATACGTGAATCAGGTAACAGGATCCGGAACTTCTTACAACACGGTCACCAGATACGGAGTTCGATTGGATGAGCTTGTAAAATTTAAGTCAGAGGCGTGGGGAACCACCGGATTTAGAATCACAGCCACGCCCGTCACCTCTGGGATCACAACGTCCGTAACAATGGCATCCGACTCAGGAGGCTATATCTTTTCAAGCGCTCAGTATGCCGTTGGATCCGTCACGTTTGATGGAGGTAATTTAAACGAATATTTTTCTGAGGCAAAAAGCAGCCGCATTTCCTTAACACTTGAAGTTGCGATTGATGAAGGATCGGGTCGTTGCGTGCTTTTACAAACTCCCGTCACCATTGTCAGAAATCTAGCCTAAACCCGCAAATAGCATGAAAAAAATATCTTTGGTCAACAGGATTGGATCGGGGATCAAAGCATTTTCCGCCGGATTCGGCGCCGGCATCTCAACATTCCAACCTTATGAGGGAGCAGGCTTTTCACGCAAGCGCCCCGTCATTTACGGGGCGTATGCTCAGGATTCTCAAAAAGATTTAAGCAAAACCACTCGCACCGAACTTCTCAAGCTGGCTCGGCACATGTATCGCAACGTTGGGCTGGTCAAGGGTGCGGTGGATTCCGTGGCGCAGTATTCCATCGGATCCGGATTACGCCCGCAGTACAGGGGAGAGGATCAGGAATTTGGGAAGCTGGCCGAATCGTATTGGCGGGATGTGATTGCTCCTTGCCCGGAAATCACCGGCCGCATGAGCTGGGCGGATCTCTTGATGGCCTTATCGCGATCCATCGACATTGATGGCGACGTCTTTGTGATGATGACCAAGGACGGAATGTTGCAGGTCGTTGAGGGTCATAGGGTTTGCGAAGGAGCTGATTACGCCACCACTGACGGGGTTTTCCTTGGAAAATTTGGAGAGCCAACCGGATACCTGGTCGAACTGGACAACGAATATCGCCGAATTGATTGCGACAACGTGATTCACCTGATGGAAATTGAGCGCCCAGATCAAGTGCGCGGCGCCTCCGCCTTGGCTCGCGCCCTTAACCATTTGCGGGATCTAAAGCTCATTACTGAATTTGAGAAAGATGCGCTGAAAGTTCAGAGCTCTATTGCGGCCGTTATCACATCGGAGAACGGGGATCCGTTGGCCAACTCCGGCGGATTCTTTGGTAAGATTGAGGCAAGGGATGCCACCAATGATGTTGCCCGCGAGGAAATCACCAGCTCAGCCAACATCCCGCGCCTGTTGCCAGGTGAAAAGATTGAGAACCTTGCTCCGACCCGCCCCGGATCCAGCTTTGAACCGTTTGCCAAGTACCTCATCCGCGATATCGCTTTAGGGCTAAATCTGCCGCCGGAGTTTGTTTATGATCCCGCTGCGGTTGGAGGGGCAGGGATGCGGTTTATTGTTGCCAAGGCACAGCGCCGGTTTGAGCAGCGGCAGAGGCTTTTGATTGATCGATTCTGTCAGCGTGCCTGGCGTTTCTTTATTGCCAGAGCGATTGCCAAGGGGGATTTGCCGGCCGCCAAGGATTATGATCGGATTTCTTGGCAGACACCCAAGAGCTTGACCGTGGACGCCGGACGGGAGGCCATGCAGGCCCGCGAGGACTACAAGGCCGGGCTCTCAACGCTGGCTGACTACTTTGGTGAGCTTGGGCTCGATTGGCAGGAGCAGGTAGATCAGCGCAAGGCAGAGGAATTCTACGTATCAGGTGGGTCTGGAACACGTCCTGACGCACTCATCACCAAGATTGGGGCAGGGGCAGCCAGCAGTTTGCTTGGAATTTTGCAAAGCGTTGCAGCCGGGCAAATTTCCAAAGAACAGGCAATTACAATCTTGGTCAGCGTGTATGGGCTTACTGAGGAAGATGCTGGAAAGATTGCTAATCAAGCTCCTATTTTAGAAACAAAGAATCAGGCCACAATAGATCAAAAAATTGATCCAGCCGAACTTTCTCAGCCTGTCACTAAATCCGCCTCTATACATGCGCCAGTACAGATGGCCCCGCATCATGCAGAAACTTTTACCATGAAAGACGATCCCGATTTTCAGCTTTCAGAAAAAGAGTTGAACATGGTGGCCAAAGCCGTGGGCCTTAAAAACAAGCCGATCAAAAAGAAAAAGGCTAATTGACCATATTTTAAGCACGGCATACATTTAAGCCGTGAGGTACGAGGTCAGAAAAGCCGCCACCCGGCAGATCCAAGAGGATCAGCAAAACGATATTTATTTTTGGGACGGGGTAGTTTGCGTCAGAAGCACGGCCGTGACAATAGGATCGCCACCCACCACAACCATTTCAGTGCCTAACCTACAGGGCGTTTCCATCGCCAAGAGGGAGGCTAGTGCCATGAGCATGATTTGCGGGTCTTTGGTTGTTTTGCTTATGTGGCTTTGCGGATTTGCGTGGATTAAGGAATTTACAGGATTGGGTGTTGTTGCTCTGACTTTATCTGCGTGGCCTCTTTATTTGATGTTTAGGCCAAGACCTTGGGAGGTTACGCTAAAAAAGGGTGGCATCCTTGGAGATGAATCTTTTGAGACCAGAAGCCAGCAATGGGCGCAGACTCTTTCAGATGCCATCAGCCGGGCCATCATTGCCTCCAGGTCGTCAGGATCCGGAGGTCAGGCTGTGGCTCAAGAGGCAATTTTTCCGGATCCAGTTTTTACCAGAAACTAGATTTTGACATCCGGTGGCCGACATGGCCACCAAACTTCGTAACGTTTCAATTTTAACAGCGGGTGAGGCCAAGGGCCACAACCTGCTTATCGACGAAACTACCCTCGTTCAGGCACTGCAAGTCGCCCAGACCATGGGCCGGATCAAGGTCACCAACGGTCATGGCGCTCAGCAGGTCATGGATATTCTTGGTTTTGTGGATAATTTCCACATTGA